TTAGTGGCGGTATTGACGCCGTTACCGTCTGTCATGAAGGGCACAAAATAAACGCCCTCACTCTCCCTGTTTTTATACCCGCCGTACACGGTGTCGTACTGGGTAGCGTATGTATTTTTCCAGTAATACGTCGTGTCACCACAAACCCACGGCACATCTGCAGCACTGCCACCATGGCACTGCGCGTTAAACACGGAGAGGTCAGCACGAAACTGTGTCAGCATGGCTGTAAACAGCGCAGGTTGCTGTACGTGGGTGGCGGCGCTCATGTCAAACTCACCCTGCATCCAGCAGACGGCCAGCAGAACGTTTTTGGGATTTTTCTGCAATGCCGCTTTTGTGCGGGAAATCAGATCCTGATATAACGGCTTGCCCACCCCCCAGCGTGCCGAATCCTGACTGGCCCCCGTGGACTCGCTGAATGTCCCCTCCGCGCCCTGGGTAAATGCCGAACCACCACGACAGCATGGTACCAGCAGGATCCCCGCGTTATTCGGGATATACGGGAGCAGTTTTTTGGCAATATGTAAACCCTGGCCGACACAGCCGTACTGCCCTTTGCTCAGGTCAGCCCTCGGATGATTCAGCGTACTCATATCCTGCACATCATGCAGACAGTGGTCAGCCGGAATAATATCGTTATATCTGCAGGCAGCCCCGCCCGGCGTCACTGTACTGCGGCGCGCCAGCTGTTTAATGCGCGGATCCGGAGCATCGTATGAATCCGGCAGCGGAAGCCCTTCACCGTAAGCCATGGCATTGGATTGCCCGGCCAGTACGATGACGTAGTACCAATCCGGCTCAGATGAAGGGCCGACCTGTGGCTCTCCTTCAATAGCCACCGCCTGCATCAGTGTGTACGGCGTAATGGCAACCGGTCCGCCGTATGGCTGCCAGCCCTCTTTCAGTTTGTGTGTCAGCTTTTCCGCAAGGTCTGACGGCGACGCCGCCCTGACAACATCGTAATGTTTAATCGACATCGAATTTCTCCCGTGTAGAGGAACAGAGTTAAAAAGCCGGAAGCGGAATCAAATCACAGGATGACCATCTGCCAGTGGCAGGTCATAAAAAAAAGGCTGCGCAATGCGCAGCCAGAACTCACAAGGAAAATGATAAAAGGAATAACACTAGTGATGTACGCATGGCGCCTCCCGCTAAGTTCTGCAATGATCAAACAGAACTCGCTACGTGCCCTTAAAACTCGATCATTTAGCCCCTCCAAGGAGGATTCACCATGCGGTTGATTTTTTAATAAACAGTAAACAAAAAAGTCAAGAATTATTCATTCTGTTCTTTCATCATCGGCCACAGCAATACCACAATGCCGCAGACCAGAGCGCCATCAGTCAGTACCAACATTATCCTGCTGGTGAAATCCATCATCACCATCACTAAAAGCAGGATCACAACAGCAAGCAGACACAGTTTATAAAACAATGTTCAGAAAACGCATTCAGCATGCCTAAGGTTCTATTCCTACGAATAGCCAACTTGCAACTTAAAATATTATTTATGCAGCCAATTAAATTCTGGTCCTTACAATATCAACCTGAAGATTCTTATCTTGTGCTGATTGATAAATGACAAACCTTTTACTACCTGCATTGAAAGAAGTAGACAAAACCAGACAATTATCATAACGAGCAAGAACATAATACCAACCATCATTATAATTAATCATTTCATATTCTTTCTTAAACTGTGGTTTGTAATATCCTGTCAGAAATGAAAAAAGCCAAAAATATGCCACAAAAGCAATCATCACAATCTCAAAAAAATGTTTTTTTATAAATGGCTTATCATAGAAGCATGATACCGATAAAAATCGCCCATAAGATCTTATCGAAATTGTAACCGCCAGCGCAATCGCTGCTGACAGTAGCAAAAGAGGTACCTGAATCTTCTGTCTCAATATAGAAAACTCAATAATTGCCGGCACAAACAATAATTCCACAGCAAAATAAAGGCGAAATACATTTAGCTCTTGCATAGAATGTTTTCTTTTCACTGCGAAAAAGAATACAACACCAATACCCCAACCGATAAGAAATATAGCAATGACGATAACTGCAAAAAATAAACTTCTGGCAACATCATCAACACCTGCACCTACAATCCACCATGGGAAGCCGTAGTAAAAAGAAGTACCCCATCCATAGAAATAAGCACTCCCCCATCCAAGGCATCCCATGTAGGCAATAAAAAGTGAAGAACTCCTGAGCAGCGCACCATCCTTCATAACCACCCCAATACAAGATGATAACATTGGCTTACAACTCATAACAAAAGCAATTCAATGCCGTCAAGAGGTTACAGGCTAAAAAAACTCTATTACATAGCAGCCAGCATGTTTACCGTACAAGTACAACTCAGGGCATAAAAAAAACCCACTCGGCAGCGGGTTTATACATTTTTTACAACATACCAAATTTGCATGAAGTATATGGCTTTTAATCCAGTTTTGCAATATTTTGCTGTAAAAATGCTGCCTTTTGTTTTGAACGTGTTCTCGTCACAAGCAATAAAGCATCACTATCAAGCTGTAGAAAAATGTGCTTCATTGCAACCCAGCGTTCAGTAAATGTCTCGGACCAGTTTTTTGTTGTCACTCCCACCAATGATGCCAGTGTCTGGTATTCATAGGCCTCACGCCCTGCAAGTTCGCTCTTCACATCCTGTGCAGCCAGCCAGATTAACGTCTTCAGGCGATCCAGTGTCTTACCTGCAATTTTTCTGTTACTTAACAAATCTTTAAACTCGCTCCATGCCCATTGCGTTATGGTGACCTGATGCCCCCATCGAACGCTTTCGCTGTAACACCAAAGCAACCATGCTTTCTGATGTTCATCGAGAGACAAAACCGCGCGGCGCCATGAAGAGGTTGAGAATTCAACCGGGCTGACCAAAGCAATGGATGAACCTTTTGCGTACGACTGCTTACCGGAAGTCGGCGTATTATCCAGCGTAATCATCTTGCCAGTTACCACATCCAGAATGCGCGGCTTCTTTCGTTTGTATGTACCAGTATCAAATTGTGCATGCTCCTGCCAGGCTTCGAGCTGGCCTTTCGTTGCTCCGTTCAAGTCAGCAGTAGCTGCCATAAGTTGCTCACGAACATACTGTAAATATTGGGTATTCATGCAGTAAATCCTTTCTATATTTTGGCATAATTCTTCAACATTCGGTAATCGTTCAAAACCGAATCGGGGAAACGACATAAGCACAGGAGCCCCCAGCGACAGCGAAGGAGTTCTGATATATAAGACTCAGACATCATTCATTCCCCGGTTCTCCAATATCTGTTTCACTCATCATCCATAACTACCTGTAATTGCCCCCCCTTTTTTTGTAACAGTTCTTATATTGCTATATAGAATAGCCATTACTAATGCTTTTAAATTTAATAAAATAAAAATTATAAAAAACATAAAACACCACGCAAACACACTTAATAAAAACACCGTTACATTAAAAGATAATAAAAACCGCAATAAAAAACGAATAAATCAATTGTCTCACGCAATTATAAAACATCATATTGATTACGCACCTTGTATTACAAACTCATGTATGTAAAATACGCGCACCATTCAAAAAAAAGGAAGACAATAACATATGAAAAAAAGTGTCATCGCTGGCGTCTTTATTGCTCTGTCATTTACCACGTGTTCAGCTATCGCGAACAGCCTTGCATTATCATTAGCAAATGATGATGCAGGGAAGTTTCAACCAATACTTAATGATATTTATGGCAATAAACATGAAAACAGAGATGATTACTCACAAGGCTTATTTCTGGGATATAGCCACGATATCTCAGACTCGAGCCAATTATCTCTCCATATTGCGCAAGATATTTACTCTCCATCAGGCAGTAATAAAAGACACAACACAGCTGTAACTGGAGACAGAGCTTTTAGTGCATACACTCACACTGGTATTGAATGGAACTCCCTTGCGAATGACTGGATTCGCTATCGATTAGGTACTGACATAGGTGTTGTTGGCCCCGACGCAGGCGGTCAGAAAGTACAAAATAAAGCTCATGAGATTATTGGGGCAGAAAAATATCATGCATGGGATGATCAAATAGAGAATCGCTACGGTTATACTGTAAAAGGGATGCTATCCATGACACCAAGTATGGATATTTTAGGTGCTAATGTTGGATTATACCCTGAAGTTTCTGCTGTTACTGGAAACTTATTTCAATATGTAGCATATGGCGCAACCATTGCCATTGGTAATGATAAAACCTTCAATTCGGATAATGGCTTTGGTCTGCTGGCTCCCCGTGGTTTAATGCATATGTCCGATACAAGCGGATTCAAATACAAGATTTTTGCAGGTATGGAAAGACGAGATGTCAATCGCAACTATACTCTCGAAGGAAAAACAATACAGACGAAACAAACAACAGTATCGCTAAACAAAACTGTTGATGAATATCAAGTTGGCGCAACAATTGGGTATGCACCTGTAGCCTTCACACTAGCATTTAATAAAGTAACATCAGAATTCAAGACAGGGGATGACTATTCATTTATAAATGGAGCAATCACCTTCTTTTTTTAACTGAATTGAATTCAATCAAAATAACATAAGTCCAACAAAAACATAAAGTGCGAAATGAATGCCAGCTCCATTTATTTCGCACTATAAAAGATTAAAAGTTGCAATAAAATAATAAAATGACTCAGTTACGAAAACCAATAAACTGTGGCCAGTAGTGAGTCGCTCATCATCGGGCTTTTTGGCGAATGAAATTTAGCTACGCTTTCGAGTCTCATCGTCTTCCCCTCTTGCCCTGTTTGACCATCAGGACGCCGTTAACTATTACATGACGCTCGCCTTTGCTGTCTCGGTTGTACTTGAGCACTGTTCCTCTTGCGCAGGAAAGCATCCTCGCCACTTCGGTCTGATTGCCTCGTGTCTGGATAAGAAGCTCTGGTATCGTTTGAATTGTGGCGTTCATGCGTTCTCCAGTTCGGTGATTTTTATTCCAAGCCGTCCGCCTGGTACTTTCACACCACGAATTACGCGAATGTCATCGAATTGCTCGTCGTCTTCCGCAAATCCGGCATGGATAAGGGAGTCGAGTAAACCCTTCAGGATGTTATCTAGGTCGCGGCGGCGGGAGTCTGGAACGTCTGCGATTACTTTGATGCGGAGTCGTGATTTGGTGAAAATATCTAACTTGAGTTGGTGGATGATTTGCTGAACGTCTTTTCGGTATTTCTGGCCTTTATCGCTGATGTAGTATTGGCTTCCCCGTCTTCGCCAGTAGGTATTCACCGACGGCGGGTATGGAAGCACAAACTGATATTCGTTCATGACTTAATCTTCCCCTCCTTCAGCAGTATCGCCTGCGTCCTGATCACGCCTTCGAGGTGGTAAAGTCTGGCGTCTTTGTTGTCGAGAATCCTTGTGCGTCGGTCGATCTCCGCGTGGCAGTCACTACAAGCCCATGCGCCGATCAGGTCGTCAGGCTTCATCCCCGTTCCACAAATTCCAGCCATCCGGTAATGTGCCAGAACTGTAGTTTCAGGATTGCCATTGCATACGCCGTAAATACGTACCTGGCATTCTCTGCCGCGCGCTTCTTTGCGTAGGTTAGCCATTTACCTTCCCTCGCAATTGAAGAATTGACTGAAGGTCTTTTTTAATAAATATGCGAGTGCGAATTGAGCAGTAGTTTTCCTTCATTCTGGCGTAGTAATAGTCCTTTCTTTGCTTAAGTTTGTTGGCATCCGCTGTCATCCAGTCTTTTACAGCAAACTTAATTAGCCAGCGGTGGCAGAGATACCATTTCAGGTAATCACTCATCGTCTTCTTCCTCGTACATTGAGCTATTCGGATCGCTCATCAGTTCTGCACAGCAGTGCTCACACACGTGAACTTCCAGCACATGCAGCTTCTGACCGCAGTTAGCGCACGTTAAAGCTCGCTCGACGCTTTCTTTCTGGTATTGAAGGGATTGGGATGGGCTAAGCATTATTGGATTCTCTGCATCATGAGAAAGACAATCATGGCGGCGCGAAGGGGATTTTCATGTATAGCTCGCTTAGATTTACAGTAGGCCACACCGCGTGCACCCCACTCGTCTTCATCGAGATTGATAATGCTAATCCTGTATTTTTCAATAATCGGCCATGAGTCTGCTGGGTTTGCGCATGGGTTAAAGGATCCGCGCTCAACTTCTACTTCAACTGCGTCTCCGTTTACAATGTCTCCCTCAAATGAGACAAACACCATATCGCCATTCTCACCTTCTTTGTAATCCGGCGATCCGTTATGAATGGCTTCGAATACCGCCACGTTAATTTCAAAATCACTTAACTGTGAATAATCCATTGTCATTTCCTCGCACGATGTCTTAGCCACCGGATATCCCACAGGTGAGCCGTGTAGTTGAAGGTTTTTACGTCAGATTCTTTTGGGATTGGCTTGCGTTTATTTCTGGAGCGTTTCGTTGGAAGGTATTTGCAGTTTTCGCAGATGATGTCGGTGAAACTTCGTCGCTGTCGCCTCATGCCGCCCTCCTGACGCCCTGCCCGATCGCCATCAATGCCGCTTTGGATACGGTAGTAAACATCCGTCGAGGACTGATGAACGGTCGCCAAATCAGCAGCATGGAGCCTTTGCTGTTTCCCTTCTTCTCCAGCCCTGTCGATGGTTCGATAAAATTAATCCGTCCATCAGTGATAATGCGAACTTCGTCGACACTCTCCAGAGCCTTGCTGAACCATCCGACTGACATATCCTCTGGCACAAGCATAACTACCGTCTGTCGCTGTTGTATGCACTGCTCAGCAGCTTTTTCCACCCACGGCCTGATATTGCTGTACGGTGGGTTATTCCAGATTGCACCGTGGCTTACCCACTCAGAATTGAGCGCGTCGTCGGCCTCAGTTAGCCAGTGAGCACACAGAGCATTTTTGTCGCTCGCTGCCGAATCCAGCCAGAATCCAAACTCAATATCCAGTGCATCAAAAAGCCAAAGCGGCGTTTGCCAGCAGTCCTTGTCGTGTGCTGGCGTATTTGATTTGATAGTCATGCAGCCCGATCTCCCCATCGCGCTTTCCATTCGAGAGCCAGTCGCGCTTCGTCTGACCACTTAACGCCACGCTCTGTACCGAATGCCTGTATAAGCTCTAATAGCTCCGCAAATTCGTTTACACGCATCCTGCTGGTTGACTGGCCTATTACCACAAAGCCATTCCCGGCAAGGTTAGGAACAACATCCTGCTGCTTTAATGCTGCGGTAAACACACACTTCCAGCTTTCTGCATCCAGCCAGCGACCATGCCATTCAACCTGACGAGAGACGTCACCTAAGCAGGCCCATAGCTTCCTGTTTTGGTCTAAGCTGCGGTTGCGTTCCTGAATGGTTACTACGATTGGTTTGGTTGGGTCTGGAAGGATTTGCTGTACTGCGTGAATAGCGTTTTGCTGATGTGCTGGAGATCGAATTTCAAAGGTTAGTTTTTTCATGACTTCCCTCTCCCCCAAATAAAAAGGCCTGCGATTACCAGCAGGCCTGTTATTAGCTCAGTAATGTAGATGGTCATCTTTTAACTCCATATACCGCCAATACCCGTTTCATCGCGGCACTCTGGCGACACTCCTTAAAAATCAGGTTCGTGCTCATCTTTCCTTCCCGTTCTTCCCTGGTAGCAAACCGGTAATACACCGTTCGCCAGACCTTACCTTCGATAACCAGAAGACCTGCCCGTGCCATTTTAGCCGCGGCCTGATTTATGCTGGTTACTGTTGCGCCTGTTAGCGCGGCAACGTCCGGCGCACAGAAGCTATTATGCGTCCCCAGGTAATGAATAATTGCCTCTTTGCCCGTCATACACTTGCTCCTTTCAGTCCGAACTTAGCTTTAATTTCTGCGATCTTCGCCAGAGCCTGTGCACGATTTAGAGGTCTACCGCCCATAACAGGAAGTTGTTTTACTGGTTCAGGTATCGTCTCACCACGGTTAATTCGCGCTGTCATACAGGTCAGTTCATCGGCAGCCTTGCGCCGTAATTCCGCATCAGTAAGCGCATTGGCCCGCATGTTCTGATACAGGTTGGTAACCAGCCAGTAGTGCGCGTTTGATTTCCACGGATAAGACTCCGCATCCGGATACAGGCCTCGCTTCCGGCAATACTCGTAAACCATATCAACCAGCTCGCTGACGTTTGGCAGTCCGGCGATAACGGATGCTTCTTCCCGGCACCATGCAACAAACTGCCCGGGTGATGGCAGAAATGGTCGATTCTGCCGACGGGCTACGCGCATTCCTGCGTTAACCTGTTCCATTGTGGTGATCCCGTTTTCCCGGAAAGCCAGAACCCACTGGCGGCGGATTTCGTTCAGTTCGTTCTGGTCACGGTTAGCCAGACTCGCCGGGAAAGTTGCCAGTAACTGGCTGAACACACCGTTGATGATCTGCGCTACCTGCTGTACCTGTGGCTTTTCGTCGTACTGTTCCGGCATGTTGTTGGCGATCCGACGCATCTGCTCACGGTCAAAGTTAACCATCTGTGCGGCGATGTTTTTCATAGATCCACCCCGTAAATCCAGTCAGTGTTTGTCAGGTCGAGTTTTGGTTTGCTGGCTGTCACGACTGCCTGTTGCTTGTTACGGTTGATTTCGAGCTGGGTCCACTTGTCGCGGAGTTTGGCCGGGCTAAGCACGTTACCGGACCAGAAGTTGTCCTGGCATGCCCAGCGGAACAGTACACACATGTCGCGGTGGTTACGTCCGTCACGTTCACGCATCAGGCGGATATCGTTAGCCCACCCAGCAAAATTCGGTTTTCTGGCTGATGGCGCGATGGTCTTCACCATGTCAAACATCCACTCTGCGGCGGTCAGGTCTTCTGCTGTTCCCCACTTACTGCCGCTCTGAATTGCAGCATCCGGTTTAACCACAGAAAGATCGTTTTCTGGCTGGTCAGAGGATTCGCCAGAATTCTCGGACGAATAATCTTTTCTTTTTTCTTTTGTAATAGTGTCTTTTGTGTCCCCCTGTTTTGAGGGATAGCAATCCCCCAATTTGAGGGATGTTTTATCCCTCGTTTTAGGGGATTTTCCCTCGTTTTGAGGGATACACCATTCTGAGATGTTTTTATTTGGTCCAAACATGCCGCCTTGCTGCTTGATAATATTCATTCTGACGAGTTCTAACTTGGCTTCATTGCACCGTTTGACAGGTAACTTTGTAATCTCGCTAAGTTGAGAATCGGTGATTCTGTCCATTGGTTTATTCCACCCATAGGTTTTACGCAGAATGGCAAGCAGCACTTTAAACTGTCGCTTGGTCAGATCTGCGCCTGAATAAGCCTCAAGCAGCATATTTGATAGTCTGGCGTAACCATCATCGAGATCTGCCACATTACGCTCCTGTCCGGTAAAGTTACCTCTGCCGAAGTTGAGTATTTTTGCTGTATTTGTCATAATGACTCCTGTGGATTGATCCAGTCTTTCTACATCAGGCCTCAAAACTGTTGCAGCAGTCTTGAGGCTTTTCTTTTGTCAGCACCATGGCTACTTTCTTTGCTAGCTTTGCTAATTCCTCGTCTTCAACACCCCACTCCAGCACAGCCAGAAGCATGGCCATCTTTGGGATAAAGCTGTCTTTCCATCGCGAAATTTGCGATTCATTAATCCCTAATGCATCAGCAACCTTTCGCTGACCACGTACAGCAATTCGATTCAGGATGTTGCTTGTGATTGCATTCGCTTTCTTGCGAGTACTTGTAAGTTGCATATGTAAGTATTTCCTTAACAAATAAGAAGTTATACGCACCAACTGATGCGCGTTGTATTCCCGCATTTCGGCGGGAATAAGGACCATGACTGTTAAAGAGCAATTTGCTTATGCCGCTTTGCGATAAGCACTTTCTTGATACTTCAGGGCGCCAGCTGTAACGACTTCCAGTCGATAGGCGTCTTTCTCTGGGATGACTTCCTTCCACTGAGAGACTGCTGCATCGCTAATGCCTAACGCTTTAGCTACCGCACGCTGGGTTCCGAAGTGGTCGATAACATCTTTCTTGTACATAGACTCGCTCCGAAATTAAAGAACACTTAAATTATCTATCAAAGGAATCTTAAGTCAAGTTTATTTAAGATGTCTTAACTATGAATACACAACTGATGGGTGAGCGTATTCGCGCTCGCAGAAAAGAACTTAAGATTAGGCAGGCTGCCCTTGGCAAGATGGTTGGCGTGTCTAATGTTGCTATTTCCCAATGGGAGCGTTCTGAAACTGAGCCCAATGGCGAAAACCTATTGGCTTTAGCCAAGGCTTTACAGTGCTCCCCTGATTACTTGTTGAAAGGAGAAGATAGTCTTTCAAACATTGCCTATCACAGCAGGCATGATCCAAGAGGTTCGTATCCTCTAATTAGTTGGGTAAGCGCAGGATGTTGGATGGAAGCTGTAGAGCCATATCATAAGCGTGCAATAGATAACTGGTACGATACAACCGTAGATTGTTCAGAAGATTCGTTTTGGCTGGACGTAAAGGGTGATTCGATGACGGCTCCAGCCGGTCTTAGCATCCCGGAAGGGATGATAATACTAGTCGATCCTGAAGTAGAACCTCGTAATGGGAAGCTGGTAGTGGCAAAGCTCGAAGGAGAAAACGAGGCAACTTTCAAGAAGTTAGTTATTGATGCTGGCAGAAGGTTTCTAAAACCACTTAACCCACAATATCCGATGATTGAGATCAACGGGAACTGCAAAATCATCGGTGTAGTTGTCGATGCAAAAATAGCAAACCTTCCATAAGGGGCATTCGCCCCTTTTTTTCTTTCCTTTAAAAATCAAAGCAAAACTTAAGCTTCGCAACAAAATTTAAGTTTTCTTCAAAAACGCTCTTGACCAATAGTTAAAGAAATCTTAAATTTAAGTCATCGGCAGGACGCTGGTAGCCAAACGGAACAGATTGGCAGGCTCTTTAACATTGATGGGATTGTCCCGCCGAAATGCGGGAACCAAAGAGTAGTTGGCTTTGGGGTGACGTGAAGTGCAGCTGCACGACGGCAACCGGAAGATAAGCACCCGGCGCGTCACCGCCAAAGTCAATCATCGGAGGTCAACATGGCAGTAGTCATTACATATCTGGCTGACGATAACGCCAGAAATCGCCGCAGAGCACGCAGACAGGCTCAACGTGAGCAGGCAATGCAAGAACAGCGACTGGCGCGAAAAATTGCGCTAAAGCTCTCTGGTTGCGTCAGAGCAGACAAAGCAGCATCACTCGGAAGCCTTCGCTGCAAGAAGGCAGATGAATGCAGTGGAAGTATTTGCCTGCCAAACGTAGCCATTTACGCGGCAGGCTACCGGAAATCAAAACAACTGACGGCGAGATGATAAATTAATTTGCTAATTACTTGTTTTTGCCATGCTTATCCTGAGCGATAAGTTCATCCATAAGACTGTCTTTCTTCCCAGCAAACCTAATGTAGCACTCATTTCTATAGCGTTCCGGGATAACAAAACGGTCGATTTCAGGATATCCAGTAGCAGAAGGTACCCGAATAAGAAGCCCTTTTTCGAGCAATGAGATTGCTTCAGGGCTTCCCTTTTCTGTCTTTAGCTGGTTATTAGCGGCTACAGCGAATGCCAAATACGCTCTTTCTCCAAGAGTTAACGAATCAAACAAATCTTGCACGTATTTCTCTTCTTTAGATTTGCGCTTCTGAGCAGCGAATATCTCAATTCTTTCAGTCACAGCGTGATAAGCGGAATTAACAACGCCGTTAAGCACATAGCTAACGCAAAACAACAGGATGTAATACATCCAGTAATGAGGAAGGATTTCTGGATTATGCAGGTTTATCCATTCTTTTACGCTTACAGGCATAACAATAATCAATATGATTAGGATGATTAGCATATGAATCAACTGTTTAAGTGTCATTCCTTGCAGGAAAAAATGCATTAGTTCCTGCCACCATGAGTTGTTCATCGGCGTTTCTCTTTTGCTCTCTGTAGGGGTGAATAGAGTTTATCCGATTTCTCGCTGTAGGGGTACACGAGAACCACCGAGCCTGATGTGGTTAAAAGACAGGCATACTAATAAACACTGCACTGTGTATTCATTCCAACGAGTGAATACACTGAGCAATGTCGCTCGTAACTAAACAGGAGCCGACTTGTTCTGATTATTGGAAATCTTCTTTGCCCTCCAATGTGAGGGCGATTTTTTATCTGTGAGGATATGAATAGATGTCAAACATCAAAAAATACATCATTGATTACGACTGGAAAGCATCAATAGAAATTGAAATCGACCATGACGTAATGACAGAGGAAAAACTTCACCAGATTAATAATTTCTGGTCAGACTCTGAATACCGACTCAATAAACACGGCTCTGTATTAAATGCTGTATTAATCATGCTGGCGCAACATGCTCTGCTTATAGCAATTTCAAGCGACTTAAATGCATATGGTGTTGTGTGTGAGTTCGACTGGAATGATGGAAATGGTCAGGAAGGATGGCCTCCAATGGATGGTAGCGAAGGAATAAGAATTACCGATATCGATACATCAGGAATATTTGATTCAGATGATATGACTATCAAAGCCGCCTGAGCGCGGCGTTACCGCATACCAATAACGCTTCACTCGAGGCGTTTTTCGTTATGTATAAATAAGGAGCACACCATGCAATATGCCATTGCAGGGTGGCCTGTTGCTGGCTGCCCTTCCGAATCTTTACTTGAACGAATCACCCGTAAATTACGTGACGGATGGAAACGCCTTATCGACATACTTAATCAGCCAGGAGTCCCAAAAAATGGATCAAACACTTATGGCTATCCAGACTAAATTCACTATCGCCACTTTTATTGGCGATGAAAAGATGTTTCGTGAGGCCGTCGACGCTTATAAAAAATGGATATTAATACTGAAACTGAGATCAAGCAAAAGCATTCACTAACCTCCTTTCCTGTTTTCCTAATCAGCCCGGCATTTCGCGGGCGATATTTTCACAGCTATTTCAGGAGTTCAGCCATGAACGCTTATTACATTCAGGATCGTCTTGAGGCTCAGAGCTGGACGCGTCACTACCAGCAGATCGCCCGTGAAGAGAAAGAGGCAGAACTGGCAGACGACATGGAAAAAGGTCTGCCCCAGCACCTGTTTGAATCACTCTGCATCGATCATTTACAACGCCACGGGGCCAGCAAAAAAGCCATTACCCGTGCGTTTGATGACGATGTTGAGTTTCAGGAGCGCATGGCAGAACACATCCGGTACATGGTTGAAACCATTGCTCACCACCAGGTTGATATTGATTCAGAGGTATAAAACGGATGAGTACAGCACTCGCAACGCTGGC